CTTAATGAGATATATGCTCCAGAGCCTGAGCCAGATTTTAGTGCACCTGAAGAAAGTACAGTAGATGCGGCGGGATCTGGGTTAGAAGACACAACAGCGGATCTTAGGGCGGATACAACAGAGGTCTCTGAAGTTGGGGGTCAAATTGTTTATCCAGAAGATGGAGTTACTGGATCACGTGCAGAGCAAATGCTTGCTGATGGAACTCAATTAAATCAATACGGCGCAATGAGTATTGACGACACATACCTTGCTTATCACGTAGGATTAGAGCCGGGGTCAATAGACGGCGAATACTATCTAGTTGATGTTGAAGGCGATGGATACTATTTAACTGACGGAACAAACCTCGTTAAATATCAAGGCGAAGTAAATGTTGATGATAGCGGAAGAGTTAGTTTAGAAGGCAACACTATGTCTTGGCTTGACTCTCACTTTGCAAACGGCGGATCACTTCCCGGCGGAGCTGGAAGTCGGATGGCTGATATAGTCTTAGAAAATACACAGAGCAGTAACTATTACGATGCTCTAGAGGAAACATGGGAAGAAATAGAGCAAGGGCAGGTTTTTGAAACAGAAGAGGCCCGACTTGCCGCAGTAACCCCTGAAGAAACTCCGGACACCCCTTTAGATTCAAGAATGGAGTTTGAGCTTGATGATTATGAGTTTGAACCGGAAGTAATCCCAGAGCCACCACCTGAGCCAGAACCTGTACAACCTACAGAGCAACCTACACCAGACGACGGTCAAGCCGGAGCAACCCCTCCGCCTACTCCTGCGCCTACAGATACAGAAAACCCAATTACAACTGGCATGTTCCCTGAGTATTTTCCAGAGCCTGCTCCTGCTCCTACACCCGCACCAGCGCCCATTGATGGTCGTGACGGCATAGATGGCATAGATGGAGTTGATGGCGTTGATGGGCAAACAGGAGACCCCGGAAGAGACGGGATAGATGGCATAGACGGGCTAGACGGGCTAGACGGGCTAGATGGTATAGACGGGATAGACGGTCAGGCAGGAGACCCCGGCAGAGATGGAGTAGATGGAGAAAGAGGCGATCCCGGTAGAGACGGTATAGACGGCATAGATGGCTTGGATGGCTTGGATGGCTTGGATGGCTTAGACGGGATAGATGGCATTGACGGAGAAAGAGGCGATCCCGGTAGAGATGGAACAGACGGAACAGACGGAATAGACGGGATAGACGGGATAGACGGGGTTGATGGGGAGAGAGGAGATCCGGGTCAAGACGGAACAGATGGAGCAGACGGAGCAGACGGAGCAAGAGGCGACCAAGGTGAGCAAGGTGAGCAAGGACCACGAGGCGAACCGGGAAGAGATGCAGACCCAGAAGCAATTAAAGGCATTGTTGAAAGCGTTTTAGAAAATACTCCTTTTGCTACTCCAGAAGAAGTAGTTAAAGCAATCTCCGAAGCGGGATATGCAACGCCTAAAGATATAGGAACTGCTCTTGCACAGGCAGGATTTGCTACACCAGAAGATATTACTAAAGCAGTTGCTAATGCGGGATTTAGCACGCCAAAAGACATAGCTACAGCATTGGCTAACGCAGGGTATGTTACCCCAGAACAGTTAGGAACTGCGCTATCCGGAGCAGGCTTTGCTACCCCTAAAGACATTACCGATGCTATTGCTAGCGCAGGATTTACTACACCAGAAGATATAGCTACAGCACTAGAAAGTTCAGGATTTTCTACTCCTGAAGATATTAAAAACGCTTTGATTGGCTCTGGGTTAGCTACACCAGAAGATATTGATTTGGCTCTTAATAATGCTGGGTTTGCTACAGGCACCGATTTAGATGATGCCGTAAAAAATATTTCAGAAACTATTGGTGGATTAAAAACTGCTAGTCCAGATGATGTTCGAAATATCTTGTCTGATTATGGGTTTACTGAAGATCAGCTAGAGCAAATTTCTGGGTCTATAACAATACCGCCTTCCGCAACTGTTGAAGATGTAAAAAATATTGTTTCTGGAATTCCAGAAGGATTAACAGCAGAGCAAGTTGCTACTCAGTTGAGTGGAGACTTTAAAGGTCTAACTACAGATATTGCCGGAGTTAAGGGCGGCATTGATGACTTGGCAGAAAGCTTGGGTCTTTCAACAGAAGCTTTGGTTAAAGCAATATCCGGCCTTGGAGAGTCAACTGGTGAAGATCTTACTGGCCTGCAAACCAATATTCTTAAAGGCTTAGGAGACCTTTCAAAAGATTTAGGCGTTGATATTGGAGATGTAGCCAAATCCGTCACGGGTCTTGGAGAAGGAATTTCTAAAAACATTAAAGGCCTAGAGGAACAACTTACTGGAATTGGCACAGGCGTTTCCGGCGTTCAAACAGGAATTAAAAGTCTTGCTGAAAGCCTTGGCTTATCAACAGAAGCTTTAGTAAAGGCAGTATCTGATCTTGGAACATCGACTGGAGAAAACCTTACTGATGTACAAAAAAATATCTTACAAGGGATAGGCGATCTTTCTACCGACTTAGGACTTGATATTGGAGATGTAGTTACCTCTATTGGAGATCTTAAAACGGGCGTTGGAGAAGAAATTTCTGGTCTTGGAAAAGATGTTGAGGCTGTTGGAACGGCTGTAGGCGGAGTAAAAAAATCAGTAGATGAAGGCATTAAAAGCCTTGCTGGATCGTTAGGCGTACAAACTGATGACATTACAAAATCTATTGTTAAATTAGGCACTGGAGTTAGTAAGGATATTACTCAATTAGATGCAAGCGTTCTTAAAGGATTAGACGGTCTTGCAACTGAATTAGGGACTGACATAAATAGCGTAGTAACTTCAATTACAGGTCTTGGTACTGGGATTGGTAAAAATATTGAAGGTTTATCTAAAAATATAAAAACTCAACTAGGGTCTGGTTTCGAGGGATTGGGCACTCAAATAGGCGGTCTTGGGCAGGGTATTGCCGGGCTAGGTGAAGGGTTAGGCGAAGGCATTGCTGGGTTAAGCGAGGGTTTGGGTGCCGGATTGATGGGTCTTGCGGCACAACAAGCAATGATGCCAGGGCAAATAGCCGCGGCTACACCAATACAGCCTGTTAATTTTGACCCATTCCGTCAAGGTTTAACACGGCGTAAGCTTGCTCAACCACTACGAATGGGAATGTTTACTGGAGGCGCTAGAAACGCATGACATATCTAAACCTAATGAATAGCGTATTGCGTCGTCTTCGAGAAGAAGAGACTACATCCGTTACAAGCACGACTTACATTAAGATGGTCGGCGACTTCATCAACGATGCAAAAACATTAGTTGGTCAAGCGGCTGACTGGTCTGCACTACGTGAAACTATAACGATCTCTACAACTGCATCGGACAATACCTATTCGCTAACGGGGTGTAGCGATAACGTAAAAGTCATGTCTGTCTTAAATGACACTCAAAATTGCTTTATGAGCTATCAGTCTAAGGATTGGTTTAACAACTCGCTCTATATAGCAAGCACGTCAAATGGCGCTCCTGAAAATTACACGTACAACGGCCTTGATGCGAATGGTGATACGCAAGTTTTGGTTGGGCCTACACCCGACGGCGTATACACATTGCGATTTGACGTAATTAAAAGGCAGTCAGATCTTTCGGCTAGTACAGATTCTTTGCTTATTCCTGCTCAACCTGTCATTCATTTGGCTGTGGCGTTACTTGCACGAGAGCGAGGAGAAACAGGCGGCACATCTACAGCAGAATATTTCCAAATTGCTAACCAGTATCTATCAGACGCAATAGCGATTGATGCGGCCAAGCACCCAGAAGAGATGTACTTTAGGACTATTTAATATGGCCCAAGAACTGCAAAGCATTAACCTTGTAGCCCCAGCGTTTAAAGGTGTTAACACCGAAGACTCGCCACTAGCTCAAGACCCGTCGTTTGCAGAAATTGCAGACAATGCTGTGATTGATAAGCGCGGACGTATTGCCGCGCGCAAAGGCCATGCCGCTGTTACAACTAATAAAACTGTACTTGGCTCTGGGTCACTTAGGTCAATCAAAGAATTCAAAGACAATGCCGGTAACACTAAGATTTTTTCTGTTGGCAACAACAAGATTATTAGCGGCACAACCACGTTAGTTGACGAAACTCCTAGCGGATACACCATTAATGCAGACAACTGGAAGCTTGTAGATTTTAACGACAAGATCTATTTCTTTCAGCGAGGGTTCCAGCCTCTTGTCTATGACAACGCAGGAGGCTCTGTAGTCACGCTCAGTAGCGTTTCTGGCGCGTCTGGTGTAGTTAGTGGCATGTACGGTAACGAGGTCCTGGCGGCTTATGGAAGGCTCTGGACGGCAGACGTTACTGGAGATAAGTCTACTGTTTACTGGTCTGACTTGCTTATAGGTCATGATTGGACGGGCGGTACTAGCGGCTCTATTGATATCTCAAAAGTGTGGCCTGACGGTTACGATGAAATTGTAGCTTTAGCGGCTCACAACGGGCTTCTTATTATTTTTGGTAAGCACAGCATTGTGTCATACCAAGGTGCTGAAGCTCCTGCAAGCATGGCCCTTGCTGATACTGTTGCGGGTGTAGGCTGTGTTGATAGAGACACTGTGCAATACACAGGCACTGATGTGTTGTTTTTATCGCATACAGGACTAAAGGGCTTTGGCCGAACAATACAAGAAAAGTCTCTGCCGATTAGCAGTCTTTCAGGGAACATTACAAAAGATATTATTTCTGCATTACAGAATGAAACTCAATTCTTTAGGTCTGCATACAGTCCTGAAGAGGGTTTTTATCTGCTTACATTTACAGGTCAGGACATAACGTATTGTTTTGACGTTCGGGGCGTACTAGAGAATGGCTCATATCGTGTAACTCGATGGCCTTCTACTAACTTCACGTCATTTGCGCGCATTGATAATGGTGCATTGTATGTTGGCACTACAGCAGGCATTAGCACATACGCAGGGTATAGCGACAATGGCGCTAACTACCGCTTTAAATACTACAGTCCAAGTCTGACATTTGGAGACAGCGCAAGAATTAAGATCCTCAAGAAGCTTAAACCTACATTAGTTGGTGCTAACAATTCTGTGGTGTTTATGAAGTGGGCGTATGACTTTGATACCACATACGCTACAGCAGAGTTTACGGTAGGCACTCAGATCACGGGATTCTACGGTGAAAGCGAATATACAACGGTTGAGTTTACAGGCGGACAGCTAACCAACCAGCGTAGTCTTAACGCGACAGGATATGGAACCAGTGTTCAGGTAGGTCTTGAATCAGATATTGATGGATCACCTTTATCACTACAGGAAATTAACGTAATGGCTTTGATAGGTAAATTGCTATGAATCTAAATATACCCGGATACACTGGAACTAGTGGCGGATTGTCAAATGGTGGCTTAAACATTCCGGGATACACCGGAACAAGCGGCGGTTTAGCAGGAGGCGGACTCAATATACCTACGATGGGTAACGCTAACATACCTCCAGCTCTTGCCGCGGCAACTGCTGGCGGTACAGGTGGATTTGGTCAAATTGCTGGCGGACTAGGCGACATCTTTAGCGGACTAATGGGCGCGGGACAGTCCGTCCTTAACTCGCCTGATGCGCTTATGGGTCTTGCTGGAGGGCTTCTTACTAAAGAGTCGTATGACCGCCTTAGTGACATTGGATCGCAAGCTAAGCAAGAGGCTATGGGCCTTGCAGAGCGCGGACAAAGGGAGTCAGAGTTTCGGCCATTTACCGTAACAACGCCAACGCAATCAGCTTTTAGCGCCAAGCAAACCGAAAATGGCTTGCAAGTTGGTATGCAGTTATCTCCTGAAGAGCAAATGCTACAGCAACAACTACTAAGTGGTGCTGGCGGATTCTTTGGTCAGGCGGCTCAACCTACTATGGATCGCGAGCAGGCTGTATTCGAGCGTATAAGGGCCGCACAGCGCCCTGAAGAGCAACGGCAACGTCTAGCACTAGAAGAGCGTTTGGCGGCTCAGGGGCGATTAGGGACGTCCTCAGCGGCATACGGTGGCGCTACTCCTGAATTAATGGCCCAGCAGACAGCAATACAAGAGTCTCGCAATCAAGCTATGTTAAGTGCTATGCAACAAGCTCAAGCAGAACAAGCACAGCAGGCAACTCTTGGGCAGGCGTTTTTAGGATCGGGCTACCTGCCACAACAGGCATTGTTAGAAGCGGCTATGCCTGGAATCATGCAACAAGAACTGGCTCAGCAGGGACAGCAGTTTGGCACTGGCTTGTTTGCAGAGACGGGACTGTCAGGCATTGAGGCTCAGTTACTACAAGAGCAAGCGCGAGCCAATCTCATTGGCGGTATAGGCGGCAACTTAATCTCAGGCCTTATTAACCAACAGCGCGCGGCTACTGCGGCTCCTAGTAGTGGAGGCGGATCTAGTTTAGGTGGGCTGTTTGGAGATGTTATTGGCGGGCTTGGGAATGTAGGCTCAGGAATTAAAGATCTTTTAGGAATCGGAGGCTAATCATGGCTAAGTTTTCACAAGCATTTTTGCAGTCAATGACACAGCCTGCATATCAAGAAGGGCTCTTTACTGCGGCTCGCGATTTGGGCGGGTTACGAGGACGCCTGGAAGAAGAGCGAAGGCAGGAGGCTGAAAAGCAAGAAATAAAATCAACCCAGCAATCTCTTGTTGAGATGATGAATACAAATAGTCGGATTGCAGAGACTGGAAATGTAAAAGGTCTTGAGGATCAAAGAGTTCGACTAACAGAGATGTTAAGCGCGGCTCAAAACGATCAAAGTAGAGATATGATTTTGAAAGAGCTTAGTAGGGTTGAAGGGCTTCGAGATGTTGCCAAGCCTGCGGCTCAACAAAGAGATATTGATACTTTGTTGCGAGCAGAACAGTCTTTAACTGAGGCAGATAAGCAGATTGCTAGCCTTCAAGGCGATACAAGCGCACAAGGTCAAATCAAGCTAGATGCCGCTATTAAAGCAAAGCAAGCAATTCAAAGTAGAGTGAGCTCTCTTAAATCTAATGCGGCCTTAGTATCCGCGGCAGACAATCAAAAAATTGACATGGAAATAGCGGCCCTTACAAAAGACGAAGCATTAAGGTCTGCTCGTAAAAACGAAATGGTAGCCAAACTTAAATCTGTGCCTGTTAAATCAAAGGCTTGGGATGCCTTAGTTAAAGAGGCTGGTGAAAAGAACCTTGGCTCGGCAGTTAACTCAGTAATTACAGAGCTTAATAAACTTGAGTTAGAACGACTTGAGGTATTAGACGCTCAAGCGTCGCGAGCTCCTTTGTCCGAGAAAGAAAAAACAGAATTAAAAAATGCCGGCATTTCAGTAGATGGTGTTTCTAATCTTGAGGCTCGTAGACGCTACACAGTGTTTGCTAACTCACGAATTCAAAAGAAAGTAGATTTAGCTACTCGCCCTTTAGATATTCCTAGCGAAGCAAAAGCAAATGCCTTAGTAAAAACAACTTTAAATTTTATGGTCCGTGACGCTGAGTTAGAAGGCGCTCCTGTTATGCAGGATCTTTCTGACAAAGTAGAAAACTTGCTTGCAGACCCAGACGAAAGGCAAATTATTGAAGGTCTTGTTTCCGGCCTAACGGGAAGCGAAATAATTCCTGCGGTTGAAAGTTACATTCAAGATAGATTCCCTAAAAAATATGCTGAATACCAGCAGTTCCGAAAAAATAGAATAGAAGAAGCCGAAGATTACAATCTTATTTTAGATGCAATCTACAAAAACGATCCTAGCCTTGATAAAAATGATCCCACTGGAGTAGATCAAGCTAGAGCGGAAATGAGGGCAGAGCAAGAAATTTCAGAAATAGTCAGGGCAGTCAAAAGAAGCGAAAGATATAAGCGCAACCCAGAACTTATTCAAGATGCAATGGTAGAAAGCTTAACGCTTCCTCGATAAATTTAAAGTTGGTGTACGCTAATGTCTGAATTAAATTTGGTAAAAAAAAGAATATTAGAAAGGCGACTAGGGAAAAACTCTCAAGCTTCTGTTTCATCCAAAAAAAATGATGATGGCATTAAAGATGCCGCACTAAGAATAGCAAGCAGAAGGGAGGCTAGAGCTGAAGGCTTAGGTTTAGAGCTAACGCAAGGTCTTACTTTTGGACTAGCCGATGAATTCACTGCAACAATGGAGTCTTTAACAAGCGACAAAACATACTCTGAGGCTAAAGAGGAGTACGGAGCTAAACGTCGTGCGTTTAAAAAGAAAAATCCTGAGCTTGCCGATGAGGCATTTTTGCTTGAAGCCGTAGCTTCTATTCCTACTGGCGCTGGCGTTGCCGCAGGGTTAGGCAAAGCCGGAATAAAGTCTTTAGGAAAGATAGGCGCTATTGAAGCTGGCGGATACGGCGTTGCTTCTGGAGATACTTTTGAGGAAAGAGTTGGTCAAGGTGTTGTTGGTGGCTTGGCGGGATTCGGTATTGGAAAATTAGTTCAAGCCGCTACTCGACCGGCATCAATGGGCGGACTTAAAACTCAAGCAGATAACACAGCTAACGATGCTTCAGATATTGACGATATTGCTATTCAACGTGCGCTTGAAGAAGAAAAGTTTATCGAAGTTGATATCCCAGAATATACACGCAAGTCATTAAGCGAAGCTCAGACTGTTGGCGAGTTTTGGGACAGCGCAAAGACAGCAATAAGAAAGTTCTACGACGATAAAGTTACCGGCGTATCAGATGATATTGCTCGGCGTATGCCGCAAGTAGGTTTGCGTTTTCAACGTGCTGATGAGACCGCTCTTCGTCAGATTAATAAAGATGTTGGCGGATTTGCAGAGCAATTAATTCCCGTTATGCGAGTCATCAACGAAAACGAAAGAGTTAAAGGAGCCCTTTTAGACTATGGCGCTGGTCGCCTGGGCAATCTTGATGAGGCTATATCTTTTTTAAGAAAAGATTTTGCCAAACAAATGAGCGAAGAAAATCTTAATGCACTCGAAAAGTATCTTCGGTATAGCGCACGAAAAAATGAAGAGCTAAACCAAAAAGTATTTGGAAGTATTTTTCAATTTCCAACCTACCTTCACACCAGAAACAATGCGTTTACTAAAAAACTCAAAGACAAAGGAACCTCAGATAGAGATGTTGAGGAAATTGTTTTTACTGACAGGGGCCGTGAAGCAAGAAACCGAGGCTCTTATCTTGAGGAGGAAGGTAGGACTCCAATCGTAAGTGACTATGACAATCCTCTTGTATCTGATATGCAACGTATTTTTCAGATGGAAAAGTTTGGTCAGGTTCAACGTATATTTGGTGTAGACATAAAAGATACGCTAAAGATCAAAAGAGAAGTTGTTCGGTCTCAACGAGAAATGGCGGGTGCTGGCGAGGTTGTTAATGACAGTCAATTAGATGCCATTGGAATTACACCTACAGAGTTTATGGATTCCTTCTTTAATACCCTGTTAAAACGTGGCATCAGCAATGACGGCGCCGACTATGCTGTTAAGAAAATAACAGACTCTATTGTCGGAGCTAATAGTGCGCCGCATCCATTAATACAGGCAGTAAACTCTACCGCCTATGCAACCACTCTTGCAGGTCCATTGTCTGCCGTTCTTAACATTGCAGACGTTCCCTTGCTTGGTGCCAAGTATGGTGGCCGCGCTGTTCTTGAGGGCTTTAAGGCATTAACTCCATTCAAGAAGGTTCCAGATATTGATCTGAAAAAAGCAGGTCTTGATAATCAAGTAATGGGCGAATTTACCAACGTCCTTAACGATGAAATGCGTGATGGCACTCAAGGTTTTTTGAAGTCGCTTGCTAGCAGTGTGCGCAAAGGAACAGATCTTGTAATGAAAGGGTCTGGCTTTGCGGCTATGGATCAAGTTGGAAAAAAAGGCGTGTTGCGCGGAATACTTAGCAGTGCAGTTGATGACGCTGGCGCTGGCCGACTTGCAGACAATTGGGGGTTTTACTTTAGCAAGAAAGAGCTGGAGCTTATTGCCGATCAGTTCAAGCGCCATGGAGTAGATCACACAAAGTACACAGGCAAGGGCGGAGAGCTTGCAGAAGAGTTAATGTTTTCTGGGCTAGGTCAACAGCAGTTAATTAGTTCGGCTGGTCGTCCTGCGGCATGGGCTAGAAACCCGAATCTTCGTCCGCTATGGGCATTGCGTGGTTTTGTAATTAAACAGCAGGCTCTTGCTTTGCGAGAGGTGGTTGGCAATATAAAAGCTGGCAAGCCAGAAAAAGCTAAGCAGTTTCTTGGTCGCTATGCTTTGTATGGGGCTGGAGGATATGCAGTAATCAACGAGGGCCGACAGTTTGTATTTGGAGATGGAGAGGTTAGTGCTGGTGGTTTGCTTCGCGGGTACGGTGATGCCTGGGCAAGCCTAATAACAGCGAATACTCTTGGCCTTAACGACTACCAGTACGGTCAGATACAACAAAATGGGTTAATACCAACCATAATACTTGGAGCGGTTCCATTGGCGGCAAGTAGAGCAAAAGATATTATAGAAACTACAGCCGAGGTAATAGACCAAGAAAGACCTCCGCAAGCTTTGGTTACGGAGCTTTTCCCAATAGTAAAACAGACTAGCGGAATGCTTTCTAATTTAGCTGAAGCTACTGGAGAAACTCAGCTGAAAAGTGTAACCGATGAAATCCTTCGCAAAAGAAATCTTAATCCCAACTAATAAACTCTAACCAGCCCACTACTCCTGCCGCCCTGTCATTCTCCATACGGGCGGCTTCTTCTTTGTAGTGCTTGGCTATCTCTTTCTGCTCTTTGTTCATGCGCTTACCCAGCGTGATGTCCTCAGCCTTTTCCCTAACTAACTCAAGTGAACCTTCGCCGTAGGTGTCAATATAATGACGCACAAAGTAGTCAGGATTACTGCCGTACTTCTGGTGACAGCCGTAGCAATGAGCAAAGGCGTTCATTCCGTCGTACCGTATGCCCTTCTTAGCGCGGCTAAAGTAGTGAGAGCAGTGAAGACCAGTGCTATTAGACTCGTACTGCGCACCACAGCCCTGACATTTAAAGTCGTTTCTCATGCGAACGCACCTGCTGAACCAATGATCTGCCGCCGTTCTTTTTAATCGCATCTGCTTGCTCTCCCTTCTATGATTAGATCAACCCAATACTGCTTTAGTTGTTTATTTTTTTTCAGCTTGAGGATGGCGTTATTGTAAACGTGCTTAGCGCCTTGCCGTGATAATCCTACTTCATCAGCAATTCTCTGCCACGTAACTTCGCCATCGTAGACTGTACTCCGAGAGGTCTTATTCACTTTAGTTGATCCTTTAGTTGTTGAGGGAATGGAACATACACCTTCTTGTTCTCTGAGAGCCACCTGACTAACACCTCAGCGGCTTCAGACAGCTCCTGTGAGGTTAGCCTACCCGTAGAGTTCTTGTCGTACATGGCCTTTATAATGGGCTTGTAGAGCGTCTCCTTAACCAGCACCTCCGTGAACGGTATCTCTAGCTTGTCACTGAATGGGTGTCTTACCCAGTACCCTGCGTCATTTAGCTCTTGAGCTATCTGCCTAAACCACAAGTGCATAGCATTGTTTTGTCTGTCACTCCTTGTGGTGTCTTTGATTGTATATAGGATTTTCTTGCCGTCATCAAATTGTGTGGTGATAAAAGCAATAAAAAAGTTCATCTTGTCTTTGGTATCGACAAGCCAGCGGTGCGATGAATCCATAAGTCCTCCGATTTAGTTTGCCCAGTTTGCCCAGTTTGCCCGGTTTGCCCCTTATGCCCCAGAAAAAGGGGGCGGGTTGTGTATTTCCCGGTGCAGGTGGCCCCCTAAACCATGGGCATTACGGGCATTGTGGGCATTCTGGGCATTACATTGGCACCCAGCGATAGTATTTCTTTCCGTGCGTGCCTTTGCGCTCTAGTTTTAAGTTGTTTCCTTTGAGCAAATCAATGCAGTTGCGCAGTGTTTTCTTGGT